TAACGGACTTAGATTTCCAATCCTCCCAAAGACTGTAAAAGCAGCATTTATTTGAGGTATTTCACCAACAGCGCATCTTTGGCTATAATTAGTAAGGTAACCAGACTCGAAACTAAAATTATCATCGATTTTTTGACTGTCTTTTATCAGATACCCGTTAAAGCCAGTTTCTCCTGTCAAGTTTATGAAGTAATCATGCCCAATCATGAAAGCGGTTGCTCTTACTGACCCTACTCTTGGGCCATTAGATAAGAAGTTAGTCTCGCTCATTCCCAAATGAACTATTGGCTGCTCAGCAACAGAAAAATTCACATCAAAACTTTGAACCCCTGAGACTTGCTCCCCGTCGAGGTATACGTGCTGCTGGCCTCTCCCTAGCCTCGTAGTTTTGTTGAAATCAAACATTAATTTATATTACACTTTAGGAGTTTTTTTCATAAAATAATTGTAGTATGTGTAAATTAAACGAAGGAATAAGGAAAAATGTCGGTTTATAGCGTAAACGAATGGGTGGCAGGGGGTACGTACCCCCTGTATACAGTAGTTAAACGAACAGGGGCTCTCACTGGACACCCTAGTCCAGCTTATTTTTACGCCCTGACATCTCACGATAGCGTCAGTACGAACCCAGAGGCGGATACTGTAAATTGGGGAGGCTACGGAACCGCTGCTGACTCCAGCATCAGACCGAAGTTCGAATGGACTCCTTCTTACGGACTGACAAACCAACTCACGCCACGGGTTAAATCGATAAAGCTGGGTGATGGGTACGAGCAAAGAATGCAAGACGGGATAAATACCGTGCTATTGTCTGTTTCTCTTAGCTTTGAAACTAGAACTCAGGACGAGACCGAAGCGATATCCCATTTCCTTCACGAAAGAGGCGGATACGAAACTTTCCTCTTCACTCCTGAGCCACCATACGACAAAGAAAAACTTTTTTTAGCTAGAGAATGGAACAGTACATATAATTTCTTTGACAACTATTCTATCTCCGTATCCTTTGAAGAGTTGCCTATTGTTTCTTAGTCGTTATGATGAACAAGACCCAAGCTCAATCGTCAGTTAAAAGGTTAAACGCTGAGATATTCTCACTTAATCCTTCAGCCTTACTGCATTTTTTTACGCTCGATCTGACGGACTTGCTATTTGATAAGGGCCTCATTAGTCAACCCACGGAAGCGAATCTAAATTCAAGAATTTTTAGGTTTCACAATAACCTCTTCTTAACTCGTCAGACACTTGTTTGGAGAGGAGATACATATAGTGCTATACCTCTTGAAGCCGAAGGGTTTGAGCTATCTAGCCAAGGTTCTCTTCCTACCCCGAAATTAAGACTCTCCGTGTCAGATGATGGAGTGCCGACTCTTGGTCTGCTGAAATCACAAATCCGCCTTTTGGGGGACGCTGCTGGAGTAAAGGTAACAAGACAAAGGACATTAGTTAAATACATAGACAGTTCTAACTTCGGTGACGACGATACCCCACCTGAGCATTCGGAGGATTTGAGCGCGGAATTCCCTATGGATATATTCTTCGTCGAACGAATAACCCAAGAGAATAAGAACATAATGGAGTACCAATTAAATTCTGCTCTTGACCTTGAGAATGTAAGACTTCCAGCGCGAGTAATGATTCAGCAAAGGTGCATGTGGTTTTATAGGGGAGAAGGTTGTTCTTATGAATATTCTAGTAGCCTAGACGACGACCAGAAAAAAATACACGGTGATGCTACTCTACCGGGCTCTGCACCTCCTGTTAGCACAATAGATGATGTGCTATTCACAGACCTACTAGTTGGTGTTTCCATGCTGAACAAGGGGAAATTCTCACTCACGAGCCAGTATGATTCAGGCGACTTTGTTTATGTGCAGAAGGGTGGAATTAGATACTATTTTGTAAACGTTGGAGGTTTATGCAACGGAATTGATGTTACTAATACTAACTTCTGGACCCCTGATCAATGCAGTAAATCCGTAAGAGGCTGTAAAAATAGGTGGCAACGGAGCGAGCCAAATTTGCGAACAGCCTTGCCATTCGGCGGGTTCCCTGCTCTAGGAAGAATTAAATAGATGCACCTATCCGAAGAGTTAAAAGATGAGATTAAGAGTCACTCTTTAGAGGAAACTCCAAAAGAGTGCTGTGGTTTAATCGTCTATGACGACGACAAAGGTAAAGTAAAAGCAATCAGATGCACGAACCAAAGCGAAAACAAAGAAAAGCACTTCGAAATATCTGCCCATGATTATTTACGCGCTTCTCTATCTGGAAAAATTTTAGGGATGTACCATTCTCACCCTGAGACAACTAAATCTTTTTCTGAACACGACAAGTACCAGAGCGACGGGCATAAAATTGATTCCGTTTTGTATATCGTAGACTCAGATGAATTCGATATATACAAGCCAATCGAATCGAACAGTTCCTTTTGGACTAAAGAATTTAAGATGAAACATAATGATTGCCTAACGGTAATTTACGATTTTTACAAAGAAGAGCTAGGAATTGAATTAGACGGATTCGATACAGGACCTAAAGATATAGAAAACGTAGTAGAAAACAGAGATGAAAACTGGGTTGACGTTCCAAGCCAGCGAATAGACTATAAGAAGGTTGAGGAAATGTTCCAGAAGTACAAATCAATATCTTGCGTAACTGGTATTGAAACGGATGGGTTTGATCCTAATGTCCTTAAGAAATATGATATGCTCTTATTGGACCTTCATGGTCAAATCTATCATATGGCAGTTTATCTTGGAGGAGAATCAATTCTTCATCACCCACCTAAAGGATACCCTCGTGTAGAGAGCATAAAACATTCTTGGAAAAAAAGAGTAAATATAGCCCTTAGGCATAAGAAATTTTTATAACATGAGCAGCTTTACAAAAGTCAGACTGCATGGCGATCTAGGAGCAGAAGTAGGCCCAGAATGGGAACTTGATGTTTCTACTGTCGGGGAGGCAATGAAAGCAATCGAGTATCTTTCTAGGAGAAAGCTTTTTAAGCATCTCATATCTAAAGACAAACAGAACCTAAAATACCAAGTTCTTATTAATGAAAAATTAGTTACTTACGAGAACGGAGAAATAAACGAAGAAAACCTATCGGATGTTGAAAAATCTGAGTTGGTAATGAGGTTCGAAAAACTTGATACAATCGATGTAGTACCAGTTTTACAGGGAGCCGGGTGCTTATTAGGGGGCACTAAAATTTCTATGGCTGATGGGTCGAGCAAGGACATTGAGAACGTAATCGCGGGAGACATGGTAATGGCGTATAACGAAGCCAATGGCGTCCTTGAAGAATCAGAGGTCTCAAAAACATTTGAACACTCGGACACTGAGGGCTACTTAATCATTAACAACCAAATAAAATTAACCGATAATCACCCAGTATACGTCATGTCTCGCGGTTGTGTAAGTGCTGGAGAGTTGAAAATTGGTGACATACTCATGCGCGAGGACGGATCAGAAGAATCAATAGAAAGTATTTCAGCGCACGGAGAGTTAGTTACCACCTTTAACATCGAAGTTGAAAAACACCACAACTACTTTGCTGACGGTTATTTGGTTCACAACAAAGGTCTTCTTGGTATCATACTTGGTGCTGCTCTCATATTCGCAGCCTTTATTCCGGGTTTAAATGTTTTTGTAGCTGTCGCTCTTTTCACGGCTGGCGCGGGTCTATTGGCAGCAGGAATCATGACTATGCTCGCAAAGCCTCCGGTTATGGACCCCCCTAAAGACATTGAAATAAAAGGTGCAACATCATACTTGTTTTCGAATATAGTTAATACCAATAAAGAAGGAAACCCCGTGCCTATATGTTACGGTAGACTGAGGATTGGATCATACGTTCTTGAATCAACATACGATTCTTACAACGTTATAGCGCACGAAACTCCATCGAACAGCGAACAAATATCTACAATTGACGCCTCGGTAACAGTTATAAACCCCGCTGACGAAATTCTCCACGAAGTATAATGAAAATACAAATCCCCCATAGGCCGTTTAGACACCACGGAGAAATAATCTCCTTCGGTAAAAAAACGCCGATTGTATTATTAGCAACTAGAGCAAACCGAACGCCCGAAGAAGCAGACGAAGGCATAACGGGGCAAAAAGACAAAGATGGCGTAGTTATAGATAGGGCCGTATCTATATCAGAAAACAGGGTTATAGATTTACTTTGCGAAGGAGAGATTCATGGGCTCGTTGATTCCGAGTACATAGGAGAAGGGACTGACGGTAACATTGGATGGACTAGAGTAAGAGAGAAAAGGTTCGCAGAGATTGGCCTTCAAGGGGCCAGTAACGGGATCAGATGGTTGCCGTCAGTGTTATGGAATGAACTGCCAATCTTAACAAAGCAAACTACCCCAAAGTTAAACTACCAACAAGTAGATGTGATCTATGGCGCAGGGGGTCCAGATGGCTCCGATGCACTAGGGATGGATAATTCATTAACAATCAATAGGGGAATAGGAGAAAGACTTCGTGGCGGTGGAGAAGATAATGAAACATTCGCAAAAAAATATAGAATCAACAACGTAAGGTGCAAGGGCGTCTCCATAACGGTCAAGATCGCTCAACTCATGTACCAAGAGAAGGCTGTTGAGGACGAGTACGGCGACATAAGAGATACCACGGTTGTTTATTCGACGTACTATAGAAAAGTATACAACTACACTGGGGCAGGAGAACAAGGTTGGACTTTCAATGAAACGGTTGAGATAACTGGTAAGCTGAGCAGCGCGTACCTAAAGCAAAGCGTTGTAATGTTTAGGAATCTTCCAGATATAAATGAGGAGGGCTTTGTCGGATGGGAGGTAAAGCTTGTAAGAACGACTGCTGACACCCTCACGACGACAATACGAAATACGACCTACGTAGATAGCATAGCGGAGATTTACGGAGACGTTTACTCTTACCCTCATTCAGCCCTTGTCCAGCAAAGGTTTAGTTCTGAATTTTTCCAAAGAGTACCAGACAGGCAGTTTGACGTTAGGGGAATTAAGGTAAAGGTTCCCGCAGACTACAACACAATACTCAAAACTTATGGTAACGCATATGACGGCGTAAGTAACCCGTATTGGAAAGGTAACTTTAAAGTCGATAAAGAGTGGACCGATAATCCAGCTTGGATTTTCTACGATCTGCTAACAAATAAGAGATACGGTCTTGGAAAACACATAGAAGATAAAAGTATAGATAAGTGGACCTTATACGACATTGCTCAATATTGCGATACGATGGTTCCTGATGGGTACGGGAAAAGTGAACCAAGGTTTAGATGTAATGCATTTATTCAGAGCAGAGATGAAGCTCATAAAGTCATAAACGATTTATCTAGCGTTTTCAGAGGGATAACTTACTACGCTGGAAATACCATATTTGCTGCTCAAGACAGAGGAGGAAAGATTCCTGTGGTAGCGTTTACAAACGCCAACATTGAGAATGGCGATTTTACCTACTCTACTAGCGCAAAGAAATCTAGACATACGGTCTGCATAATTAAATATAGAGACGAGAGGGACAACTTTAGGCAAAAGGTCGAGTACGTAGAAGATGTTGACGGAATAAGAAAACACGGGATTCGAGAACTAGAATTAGCTGGTGTTGGGTGCACCTCAAGAGGGCAAGCCCAGAGATTTGGAAAGTGGGCTCTATACTCAGAGCAAACCGATGTTGAGACATGCAGTTTCGCAACGGGACTTGAGGCTGTCGCATTGAGACCGGGCGATATCATAAGCGTTTCAGACGCGAATAGAACAGTCAAAAGGTACGGGGGGAGAACCTTCTCCATAAACACTCTTGGTACTGAAATCATTCTAGATACTATAGTTCCTTTATTGGCTGGTGGTGCTACTTACGAGCTTACAATAATGACTCCCACTTTCCAATACGATACGACAATAGTTGAGCAAGAAGATGGATCGGGAAATAGCGGAATAAACTCTACAGACATACCCAATATAAGGAGATCGCAACTCCAAACCAAGTCTTTTAGCGGGGTCTCCCACTTACAAATAACTGGTAGTGACGGAATAACGAGAACGAAACTCCTTCTACCAACGAGCCTTGACATAGACAACTACGATACGAAAGGGCAACGCGGGAATGGTGGTGGGATCGTATGGATGATTCAGCCAACTGGTCAAACCGCCACTCAGACGGAAGAGAATGAAAAGAAGCTTGAAAAATACAGAATATTAAATGTCGAAGAAAAGGAAGACAATAGATATGTAATTACTTCACTGGAGTATAACGAAGAGAAATTCAATCGAATAGACGGAACAGAAGGATTTGACACAGACCCTGTAGCTGTGGGTGTTTCTTCCCCCGCAGGATGTATTTTAACCACGAATCACCTCACCGAAAACTCGGTTGAAATTGATTTTACTGTGATCCCCGGAGATGTAACAAACGTATATACTTATCAAATTTATATCAAATATGGGTCACCTTGGGCTGCTACCGACTTTGTTGAAACAGACCCAAGCGCGACAGTCGCTTTGGACTCAATTCCAGATGCTAGGTATTTTTACCAAAGCATGAGTATCTCTGCTCAAGCAGGAGTATATTTCCCCACGCAAAACGGAAAATATTACTTTAGGGTTTATGCTGCTAATAGGTTGGGAGTAGCTAGTCCTACCTCTGCTCATGGAGATTGGGTCAACCCAGCGGACAACACTACGTATCCATACGTAGAAATCGTTGGCATTAATCCTATGCACGATGTGAGAATCAAGGCTCTTACAATCGCTAGTGCTACTGAGGTCACCCAAAGCGAACTTTCTGCTGGTACAACTTTTCAAAGAGTTCACGATGAAGTTGAGCCTACCTTTACTTGGTCAATGGATGTAGCTGGAACTGTCCCTCACGTCATTTTCGACTATAGACTAACATTCAGGCCGACCTCCTCAGGGAATAACCCATCTTTAACCATCCTCCACACAGAAATTCTCACTGGATTAGCATCTACCGCGTTGTCTTATAAACTTACAGCTAGAAAACAAATAGAGATTGCTCACGCAAATAACACAATGCCATACAGAAACTTCGACCTTGTAGTCGAAGCGTTAGAACCAAATACAGGAGAATCTTCCTCTGGGGGTTTTACAACCGCTGGTGCAGCGAGCACAAAAGGATACGACATTCTTCAGGTAATAAATCCGGCTATGGAAACTTGGCATCTCACTCCATTCGATCAAGTAGATTTATGTGGGAAGCCAGTTGATGGAATCGCCCCAACCGTAATGCCAGAGTGTTCTGACCAATGGTTAACAAGCGATGGTGATGTAAAAATACTATTTACACCCAGCGATGAAAGGCGAAACCTCGACGCTATGATGGGGGTTCTGTTCATATCAGAAGTAATGTTCAATGCGGACGGGAATCTTGATTTATCTGACGACGAAGTTCTTGCTGCTAATGATATCCACAAGATTGTTTTCACTAACAACTCAAATAACCCTAAAGGCGTAGATATCTCAATGGTCAACTGGAAACCGGATCAAGCTTACATTGCTGTCGGATTTGGTGATCAATTGGATAACCAGCTTTATCAGGCTTTTTTAAGCGACTCTGAATTTCCAGCTTCAATGAGCCCAGTTGGACAAATAGCCAGCAACGCCAGCAACACCGTGCGAATTGAACCAAGGGCAGCAACAATCGATGCTAATATTGTCCAAGGAGCTTGGAAGGCTTTAATTATCGGTGAATGGAATGGGTGGGGAGCGGGTATGAATGAAAACCCAAAGAACATATCAGTAGAGACTCAAATAATGATGAGTATGCCTTCGTTTACTATATATAGGCCAATGGGGTATTACTGGGATCACCACGGCAACGGATGGGGACACCCAAGGGCAGTTAAGGACGCTGGACCAAGGCACGGTACTGCTCCACCTCTACATTACTACTGGGAAAAGCCGGGTCATAGCCCGTATGATTTTTTTGGACCGGACGGAGGCGCGTCTTGTCTTAGGTTAGGTTATCCGGGGAATGGTTATAGGGGATACGCTTGGTCTTGGGAATATATTCTTGTCATGAAGTTCGCTTTTGAAGGAGCACTTAGCTATAACACTTACTCATTGGTTTGGCAGTGGAACAACACACAAGTTGGTAAGGGGACTAGGGGTAAATTTAACACGATGGCCGAGCCCGAACAAATGAAAATAGATACCGTACAAATTGACAGCATAGGCGAACTTTTAGAGGAGAATGAAGCTAACCCAACGGAAGGATTAACTTACCCATTAACATTCTCTAGGAATGATTGGAACCATGACTGCAACTGCTGTGGTGGTTGGGGCGGATCATACAATAATGACTATATTAGTATGAAGGCGAAAGCATACAAGGCGAAGGACGGCGTTGTCGTGAAAATGCAAGTCAGCGATGCAGACAAGTGGCTATTTGAAGAAGGTCGCCAATTTATGATTGGGATAATATAGGATTATTGATATGAAGAATAATGTATTACTTTATTTTAAGGGGGGACAACAGGTTGCTTTCGCCAACCCTAAAGACGAGGAGACTCTAAGGGAGAGAATCGAAATTGAATTAAGAGTTACGCCCGAATCCTATGGCAAAGATTACGAGGTATTCTTCCTGACAGACGAAGAATTACAAAACTACTCTTGGGGCAAAGCGGAAGGAAATAGAAAAGCACTCCGTTTCGAAACCGGAGTAAAAGATAAAAGCCTCGAAGCTAAGAAAATTAGACTAGAGGAGATAACTTCTTTTATTAATGGCGAGTTTGCTAAGTTAGACATAGAGATGATACGATCAATAGAAGGGGACAGTAGATTTGATAAGGGAAACATAAAAGAGAAGAAACAGTTCCTAAGGTCTTTGCCAAAAGAGCTAGAGGGTTGGGCTGAAAGAATGGGAAGTAAAGATTGGGAAAACAAAAACCCATTCAACAACATATTTGACATAGAAATAAAAAACAGTGGAGCTGGCTACATGAACCCACCAAACGTAGTCATAGCCCCGCCCATGAGACTAGCTGGATTCAAAAAAATATCCCCAAACGATACAAAGCCTAAAGAGTCATACGATATTTTAGCTGGAGATTCCGAGCATATTGAAGAACACATGTACATGCCTAACGATGTCGTAGAGCAGTTCGAACCTGACCCCAACAAAAAACAAGCTAGAGCAATTTCGGAAGTGGAAAATGGAAGCGTAGTTAACATAAAGATTGTAGACCCCGGTTATGGATATACGAGACTTCCAGTAATTAGAATATCCCCGCCCGAACAAGGGAACAACAAGGCGGTAGCCATAGTTCCCGAAATAAACTTTTTATTTAATACAACAGAACTTTAACATAGGTACAAAAAATGGCTAAAAATATTGATTATCATGCATCCGTCATAAACGGAACGAATAGAATCGTAGGGGAATCACACAATGATTGGAATACGATAAGACCGGGGAGTTACATTAAGTTCCAACAAGACCCAACTTACTTCACGATAAGTAACAAAAAGGAATTCTTCTTTATCTCTCCATTCACATGTGACGGCTCCAGACCGCTCCTTCATCTGGATACAGACTGTGGAATTGACATAATGAAAGGTGACTCTGTGACAATTACATACAAAGAAACAGAAGCATTGAATTTCTCCTCAATGGAAATGCCGGGTGAAGGATACGCAAAAGGAGATATTATTGAAGTAGCTGGCGGAAATCAATCGATTGGTATCCTTGACAATATGCAACAACCAGCAATTTTTAAAGTTGAATCCATCGATGGGAACGGCGGGATACAAACACTCTCTATTCAGGAAAGAGGGAGATACCTTACTTCACCAGATGAATTAGTCACCCTGATTAACGGAAACGGACATGGTGCAAAAGCAAAAGTAGCTTGGACAGAAGCCCCACAAAGACAAACCGTCGAAAAGGAAGTAGACAAGGTAGGGAGAACGGAGGAAGGGAAAGCTGTTATAACTCTTAACTATTCGTTACCGAAAGGGGTAACGAAAGGAAAGGTCTCTGTTAAGAAATGGGAACTACTTACTTCTTCTCCATATAACGCTGGTGGAAAAACCGGGGCTATATGCAACATAACCAGAGACTTTAGCCCCAACTATAAGCTCCCGCTCATGTCAGATAACCAGCATCCTTGGCTGTTAAATCAGGAAGTTGCTCACAACGAATCCATTTCTCAACTGGACATTATATTGAGAAAGCTAGAAGATAGAATAGAGAAGCTAGAAAAAGGCCCAAACCCAGATATTCTGGAGTAGGTTTAAGTTCTCCAAAATATAAAAAAGTTATTTTATAAATGACTTTATTCTAAAGTCCCGCCCGGTCTTTGTTCTCTATGGATAACCTCCATAATCTTAGCCTCCATCATTAGACCCATTCTCTTATTCTCACTCTTATCCTTCTGGTCTTGCTTCTGGTCTGTCTCTGTCCCTTTCGAGTCAGCCTCCTGACCTTCGCCCGAAACACTTGATGTTGATTCACCCTTCTTATTGACATTTACAGTAATGGTTATGTTGTTGGCGATATTTCTCGATCCTCCTCCACCGCCACTCTGTATTCTAGCTCCGTCGTCTCTTGGGTTGCTATTCTTGTCTTGCTCAGATTCCTCCAAGGAATACAATCTTTCTACTGCACCGAGTAGGGCTACTAAATTATCATTCATGGCGTCGAATCCGCCACCGACTCCTGATCCCGTGCTTGGAGCGGTAGTTGATTCTCCAACTAATCCGCCATTAGCCATTCCGCGAGAACCAAAACCTCGACCACCAATCGCTTCGTAGAAGCGGAACATGTCTCCTTCGTTCAATGCCTTTGCTGCGTCAACGCCAATATTTTTAACAGCACTACTCTGTAGTACATATTCACCATCAGATAGGCGAACAGCCTCTGAATTATCACCGCCATATATACTGAAGCCCTTTCGGCCTCCGCGACTAAAGGCTTTCTCTCCTCCAGCACCCAAATTTGAAAACACTGAAGATGCTTCGCCCGTCAAGTTTGCCACTTGCGGGGCTCCAATTTGGTCGTCAACTGGAGTCATCTTCGTGAAACTAGAGGTATTACCCAAGGTAGCTGCATGAAGACCACCAATCGCATACTTCTTGATCAGTCCACCTCTGGCATTTTGATTACCAAAACCCCAGAAACCTTTAGTGAACATTCCTTCACTTCCTAGAGTGTTCTTCCATGCTGCGCCCGGAGCATCCTTAATCTTGCTGCCTAACCCTTTCCAACCCTCTCTAAGTTTTTGTCCAGCAGTTTTCTTTTGCTCTCGCGGGAAAGAGAACGGGTCCATTCCGGGTGGAACTCTTTTATAGTGATCCAGCATCTCTTTCAGTCTCTGTTTCTCTCCGGGGATATCCATGCTTGTCATGTTCGCCTCCGTCGAAGAAATTAGACCTTTCGTTCTATTGTAGTTAGCCAGCTTATCTTTGAATTTGGGATCGCCCATTACATCGTAGATTTTCTTATGGAACTTCATTTCCATTTTTTTCTGCTCTGCTGCCTGAGCCTTTGCTTCCATTTTGCCAACGACACCAGCAGTTAAGCCCCCGACTGCGCCCATTATTGCCCCCTCTTTTCCTCCCATTAACGCGCCGAATCCACTGCTCACAAGAGTCTTCCCCCCAACTGAATTAAGGAATTTGCCTACTCCTGTCTCTGGGTATCCCTTGGCAACGCCCGCAACTACTGTCATGGCAGCATTGATGTAAGCAGCTTTCATTCTCTGCTTTTGCGACTTCTTGAATTTGGCCATCTTCTCAGCGTTCGCCTTCTTCCTCATCTCATCACTATGTTTGTGAGTATAAAATGCCTCTTCTCTTTGAAATTTCTTTTGGTTCTGCGGATTGTTTGTATCGGTCTGACCCACCATCGACAACATTGGATCAGCGTTATACGTAAAGCTCGTTGGCCTCTTAGGATCATCGTAATCTATCCTGTTTCTTACTACGGCAGCAAATGAACCACCCGTAGAAGCCCTATTATTTATACTGTTTAGGAAATCGGGACCCAATTTTCTAGCTGAGCTTGCTTTTATAACAAATTCTCCGGGGCTTAACGCGCCGGGGATGCTGTCAGACGTACTTGTCCCCGGTCCTTTTACTGGTCCCCCCTTCGAGAATCCTTGTACTAATCCTCCTTGTGAAAAACTTTGATTTTGACCAAACAAATAAGACATAAAGTTGTCGGACCCGAAATCTAATGATCTGGCTAATATGTTATCGAGCATAGAGTTGGCCATGTCCCCGAATGCTTCTTTTGAACTCTTTGTACCCGAAGCGAACTCCCTAAAAGCTGTAGCGAACCCTGTCCTCATAGTGGTCGCAGTGCTTTGAATCATATCCTTCAGGTCTCCCCAATCGTCCTGACTATTTCTTGCAAATTGAGAAAGGAAAGTACCTCTCATGTCGCTCATCCCATAGGCCCCGTCCTGAACTTTATTGTCGTAGTACTGCGACGAACTTGATCTATGTGCTCTTCCAGATATCTCACCCTTTTCGAACTTCATCTGCCCTGCGGTTCTTTTCATTTCCGCTGCCAACTGCCTTGACGCTTGAGATACATTGAGACCTCTTTCCTCAACCATCTCAAATACCTTGGCTAACCTATTCCCGACTCTCGTTTTATACTCATCGACTCTCGATGCTGCCTCTCCTGCGGTGGATTGTTTATCTAACGTATTTGCCCACTTATCATATTCGGTTGACAATGTGCTCATGTTAAGTGAGCCCTGCCCCGGTCCGAGTTTTTGTCCAGTAGGGAACATTGCCCCACCTTGAATCCCCATCCCTGACTTTTGCCACCCACTTCCTAAGAGTTCTGCCATGCCCTCCCGCTTCGCAGCCATTCGTGCAGCTTGGGCTTTCGCTTTTTCCATGATTACTCTTTGGCTTTGTCCTGATTCAGCAACACTCGCTCGACCGCCCTTTTGCATTAGTGCCAGCCTTTGGTTCCTGAGGAAATTTCTATCAGAATCTAATTGGCTTAGTTTTGCTGCGTCGTCAGGAGAGAATGCTCCTCTTCCACCAGCAGCCTCTTTCTTCTTTCTGTCTAAAACATTCCATGCTTGCTCAATATTCGAAATATCCTCGGCCCATTGGTGAAGTTTCTCTTTTATTTCTTTTGAAGTAGTAACTGAATCTATAGCAGCAGGACCGTGGGACTGTAGAAGGCTAGGGACTGCGCTTACGATACCGGGGTTCGCGGTTTGATTAGCTAGTGCTCTATTGTAAGAGGAAGCATGGCCTCCCCACTGACCAGAGATGTCATTTGCAATGTCACCCTTAAGGCTAAGGTCTCCACCAGACGCATACATCGCTTCTCGCGCACCCGCTGGCCTTAATTTCGCTTTATCCGCTATATGGTAAACACTTTCAACGTAGTCTCCAAATTGTTTTAGTTCTTTGTTGGTTAGAGGGCTCTTGCCCATGCCCTTTGCGATGCTATTGATAACATTTTTCCCAGTCCCAGTAGCTCCGCTTCCTGCTGTCGTCTCGCGCCCAAATTCTCTTTGTATACTCTCCCACGTATTATACTTGTCATTACCGCCAGCGACGGTTTTAGCAGCGAATGCTGTCCCTTGCAGTATTTTCATAAGGATTTTGTGATTATCATCCTTGTCGCCTTTTACCCCTCCGTAACTCTTAGCAAAGTTACCTAATCCAGCAGTTTCTAAATTGTATCGTTGATCTTCGTTTGCGAATGCATCTTTTTGCCAAAAGGTGCTCCCTCCTCCCGATCCTTTCTGATCGTTGTATGGATTCCAAGTCTGCCTTGGGTTGTATGCTGCTCCAGACATTCTTTGTGTCAGGTCACCTATAGGGTCTCTACCACCCGCACGGTGGCCAAGAAACCCGGATTGATACATCTGTTGTTCTGACGATCTACTTTTCATCTTCTGACCCAACAAAGGCATGAAATTGTTCATCGAGCCTCCTCCCATTAGCCTAGCCATAACTGCTGGGGGCATAGACGATGGCATTGGACCGCTGGGAAAAGGCACTGGTGCGCCAGTTGGACCACCGTGGGATTGCGTCATTATATATTTTAACCAAGAATTTGCATCCATCCCGCCAACAGAACCACCGCCAGCCATATAGTTAATCTTATCAAGTAGACCTCTGTGCTTTTTAGAGGATTTAGCGTTTACAACATATTCATTGGGAGTAAGCATCGCGGGAACAGTGTCGCTCCCTTTCGGGGTGAACATCCCTTTACTCGCATACACAACACCACCCCTGTTATAGTGAGGCGTAACAACTGGCGTCCCTGAACCGTGTGGCAAATTCTTATTCTGGGGACCAACAGTCAGTTGCATTTGTAACTTGTACTGCTGGTTAGCCTGATTTATTGTGTTAACCAAAGCTGCCTCGGCAGTCGCTCTATCTGCGTTCGCTTGCTGTAGGATGACTTGTTGCTGGTTATACTCGTTTCTTAATCCTTCTAATCTTCCTCCGGTATATAGATCACCGAATTCCTTAATTAAATTTTCCGTGTTCGCAATTGCAATTTGACCTTCTGGACCCGTCGCCCATTCTGTCCCAACCGCGTTTGCTTGCATGGACGCTTTAACATCGGCGGGGGCTGTTCGTTCTTCTTGCATCGCTCCCTGATACATTCTAAGTGCGTTAGGTAATGATGTGCCACTCCCCGGCTGCATAGCTTGGGCTACATGCCCCCAATTTTCCTTCATGGCTTCGATTGAAGACGTTTGGTCTACGCCACCATGCCAAGCTTCATCATCTAAGGCTGTCTCTAATGCACGAAATCTTTGCTCAGCAATTTGTCTCACCCGATTCTTGAGCCAATCGGTTTGGCTTTTAAATGAACCCTGTGCATCCGCCATAGATGTCGTTTTCCAATCGAGCCCCTGCTTGTTACCTCCTGTGCTGGCTGTTGACATATGGGTCCGTGTGGCATTCGGAGACATTGATGATCCGCCCGGTGCGCTGGTTGCGCCTACGCTAAATTCAAATACTCTATTAAATCTTTGTATTGCTTCTAACCTTGCGTTATCTCCTCTCGCTCCAGCTTCCACGCCTTTGCCAGCGTGTCTAAATGCTTCTTGCTGCTTGCTTTGCGCTGTCTGAAGCAAGGTTTGTTTGTTTAAGAGATTTGATATAGTTGAGTTTAACCCACCTAAAGTAGTTCCTCCGGTTATTGAGGTTGATCCCGTGCCAAGCACTTGAACAAGAGCGTTCTTCATCGCTGGCTGCATTCTTGTGGATTGCGCTTGGCTTTCTCTTGTTAAATCGAGAGATAAGGAAACAAGTTCCTGCTTAACTTCTTCTATCTTCTGAGGAAGGATATCTTTCAATTGACCAGCTACTTGTTGCATTGCTATCCCAAGGAGTTTGTCGCTCTCCGGTTCCTTCATCCAACCCCTATCACCGAGGTCAACACCCAGTTTCTGTTCTGCGTAAGTAGCTGCTTGGGCCATTTGTTGTGCCCTACCCGCGACTGCTGTACCAACTAAATCGGGCGGGAGGTCTTTCATGCCTAATGAATTCTTCATGAAGTCAGCAAGACCCAACGCTGCTCTTCCTTCTTGGATACCGGGCGACACACTTATTGCATTCATTGCGTCAGCAAGCTCATCTATTCTCCCTAATGAAGTATGCGTTCCTCTAGAAAATTCTTCTATACCACCAAGCAATTCTAAGTTAGCCATCAAACTAATCATCTCTACGCTATACTTATTTTGCATTTCCAGAAGCCTGACCTGAGAGAACATCGCATCTTGTTGTTTAATGAGAGCTATGTTCGATGAGAGAGTGGCGTCCTCTAAGGACTCAAGAATTTTGTTTCGCAGTGCGCTATCGTTTTTGATAACAGATAGAGAAGCGTTAGAATCTATTTGGCCTGTTACGTAATCTAACATCCCTGTGCCAGTTCCTCCTCCACCAGCCATTCTTTTATCAACCAAGTCCATCAATAGACTCATAGCGTCCGCAGCGGGTTTAGTTTTACTAGCTTTAAGTTCTAGCTCTTGCCTTCTGGCATCGTCTCCACCTATGGATGCATCGAATGCTTTCGTCATATTGTCCGTCGTCCGCTTGAATACATCCGTGATTCCCTTTTGAAGCCCCAGCTTATAAGAAGCATCTATTTGTTCGAGGGCTCCAGCGTTCTGCGACATAGCCCCTGACATGTTAGACATGTTAGTTAGGTTTTGTTTGCTTCTAGAGCCTAAGAATGGAGACATTTTCGCGATCTGCATCCCCATCTCGCTAGTTTTGAGATTTCTGGCTGCATTTGCCCTACCTAAGTTAATTTCTTCTCTACCAGCATGAAGAGTAGCCATCCTTGCAATATAACTTGCGATTTTTTGGGTGGTATCAGCGAGGTGCTCGTTGTACTCCTCATGGGCTGTTTTTAATTTTCCTAAATGGTCTCGCTGTGTCTCGATAACACGTTTAGAAATCTTCGTGTATTCCTCCGCAGCCAACATATCAATCATCCGCGATTTAAACTGAACAGCCAGCGCATTGATTTCGTCAATTTTCAGGTTCTCTAGAATCCTCGAATCTCCACCAAAGGCATCAAACAACTCTTTCATTCCTGCTGCGCTCTCCCAAGCAGCATCCCCTGTCTTGGAAGTGATGCTCTCCAAAGCCTTAAGAGATTTGTTTAAATCTATATTTGAATAATCAAATGTTTGGAAGAACTTGTCCCCCATCGATTCAAGCTGCATTTCTCCTGCGGTACTCGATGTCAGAGAGGGTCTTTCAATGAGTCTGTTTAAATCACCATATGTTCGAAAACCTTTACGTGCAAATTGACCAGAGTTTTGGAGCCTTGTTTCTTGAGAATCGTCAACTTTTCTTTGCATTCTGGACCCCGTGTCCTGTCCAATAAGCGAAGCAGGAAGATCAAGAAGGCCAAACCCCGTTGTCCATGAGGAATCTTTTGCGAATGAGCCCCACAATCCCGGCTCACCTTTCCTAGCCATTTCATAGGTATCCTTTCTTTGCGCCTCAGTCTCTGCCTTAGCTGAAAGTCTTCTTTGAGCCTTCGCCATTGCTGTTGCAAGTTTATCTGGAGCATACATGTTAGACAAAATACCGCCTCTTTCAGCACTCGGAATACCCATCATGGTTTCCATGAGGTCTGTTCTCCGATTGTTAAGGTCGCCGGGAGTCTGTCTTCCTGAAGGGTCCAATAAGGCTTGTTGATAGCTAGTTAAAGCCTGAGAAAATCTACCTGTGCTATTATTGAAATCATTTAATTGCTTAGCAGCTTTTTCAGCAGCTTCAGCGAGATCGGGCATTTGGTCGGTTGCAGCCTCTTCAACTGCGGAAGCCCAAAGGGCTAAGCCAGCAGCGATGCCAATTCCTCCACCAATAGCTACGGCAGCAGCACCAGAACCTACCATGCCTCCCACCATCATTCCCATACCCGCCATTCCT